GAACGCTAATGACCTTAAAAAACCAACTATTCCACCAATGTGGATTCCGTCCTCATTAGTAGTTGGTATGGCTGAAAATACTCGTATGAATAAATTCATGCCATCAATCAACATAACCGAGTCATTAGGTTTACCTATATCTAAGTCGCCGCCAGATTTTTTGATTTCATCTAAGATAGATAAATGTCTTTGGTTAGTCACCAAGAACCTCATCTGTAAATTCTACATCATCAATACCTCGTTTTTCTTTGTATTTCAGTATAGCTTTATCACATATAAGTCCATATATATGTTCTCTTAGTTCATCATTTGTTGAGATGATATCTTCCCAATCTTTTGATTGGAATTTGATTTCCTCTCCGTTGTGGTCCATTAATGTATACCAAGCACCACCCACTTTTACAAGTTTGTGTTCTTTCATCACGGTTAGCCACCCACCATAGTTATCAATTCCTCTATCGAAATACATAGCATAGTCTGCGTGTCTCAAAGGTGGTCCTAATCTATTCTTGACAATCTGTGCTCTACACTTCATACCAATAGTATTCTTTTTAGTATCCTTGATTTGACCAAGGTTTTTCAAACGAATTCTTGTTGATGCGTGAAATGGTAATGCTTTTCCACCACTTGTTGTCCAAGGGTCTCCGAACATTACTCCGAGTTTTTGTCTTAATTGATTAGTGAATACCAATGCAACATTTTCTCTACCGATAAGTTGAGTAATTTTTCTCATTGCTTTTGATATGATAATTGCTTTTGATGTAGCGTATCCGTCCTTATCAAAGTCCGCATCCATTTCTATTTTAGTAGAAGCTGCAGCTAATGAATCAACTAAGATTGTAACACATCTATCTTTGTCTGATTCTCTAACTTTGGTTACGATTTCTTCAATAGCTTCAAAGATTTCTTCTACGGTTTCTAAGTGTAGGTATAACATTTTGTTTAAATCTAAACCGATTACTTCCATAAACTGCTGAGAAACTGAAGTTTCAGTATCTATATATACTGCTATTCCGTCTTTCTTTTGAGTTTCTGCTAAGATGTGTGCACCAAGTAGTGATTTACCACTTGATTCTAATCCATTGATTTCTGTAATTCTACCAACTGCGATACCACCATCTGGTCTATTCGATATAGCCAAATCTAATGTGGAACTACCTGTTGAGATAAATTCCTTAATATCTGTTGGTGTGGTATCACTTCCGTCTAAGAAGTATGCTACCTTGTTTGTGTCCTTGAATTTTTTATTCAAAGAGTCGGCTAATGTTTTAGCCAATACATCATTTACTGACATTCTAATACTCCGTGTTTGAATGGGGATTGATAACTCAACCCCCATATTGTGTTATTATTTATGAATTGAATAATTCATCAAAAGCTTCTGAAGTGTCTTTCACTTTAGAAGTTCCCAACTCAGAAGTTGAAACTGTTTCTTTCTTTACTTCCTGTGTTGAAGCGTCATCATTTGGATTTAACCATTCATTTAAAATGCCAGTTAAGTCATCATATGATTGCTCTTGATAAATTTCAGTAATGTCTTTTTGAGAAGTTTTCACTAACTCTAAGACTGATGGTTCATCAGAAATTGGTGTTTGATTAGGTTTCACTCTAATGTTTGTTTTAGGGAAACTTGCTCCACTTTCTTCTGCTGAAATGAATTCAACCGATACATCACGACCATTAACTGGGTCTGAGATATCACCATAATCAGGGTCTGCTATAATTGATAGTAGTTCTTGATATACGGTTTTACCGAATCCCCAAAATTTAACACCTTGTGATTCTTCACCTCTAACGATAACTGGTGCAAAGGTTCTCATCTTTGCTTCAAGTTTTCGTGATAACTGATAATCTTCTTTATTACCACTTGCTTTGAGTTTCTGTGCGAACTCTTCAATTGGGTCTGGACGACCAAAACTGATTGGTGATAAATAAGAACGATTGTTCAAATTGTAGTGAAAGAATAATTCAATGAAAGGATTTTCTTTATTGAATGCGTAAGGCACTATACGAATTTGGGTTTTACCAGGTTGTGGTTTCCATAAGCTTGATGTGCGATTGTTTGTGGTCTGTAATTGACCGAGACGTTTGCGAATTGCATTTAAGTCCATTTTTAATCTCCTATTTTTTATTTGTCATTTGTTAATTTTCACTTTCGTGAGTGAAAC